GCTTGTTCGCTGACCGATTTAAGGTTTCTCAGCCAAGTCAGAATAGACAATTCGCCTTTCTTAAATTGTAAGTCTTTCTCGCCGTCAATGGTAGAAATATCCTGCAACGTCGATATGATCTTGTCAATATCCTCCAACAGGTCTTTCCAACCAGGTGTCGCCATCATGGAGAACCTATCTTCATAGTATTTTTGCAGTTCAGGCGTCATCAGCAGGTTCCGGTTCGTTGCCTTCTTCAAGCCACGCCTGAAACTCAGGGTATTCAGCCGTGCAAGTCAGGCGGCAAATGCCGTCATCGTCGATGCGAGCGTAGATTTGTTGATCGCCTTCTTGGCGAGGAAGCATTTTGTAAATCATAGTTCAGCACTCCATGCAAGATATGCGCTGGTGTTGGCCGCCCGACCTATCGCACCTCTGCCAGCCGTAAACCCAGAGGCTACTGTAAAATTTACCCTAGAGTTATCTGTTGTTGCAGTAGCAAACGATGGAACAGATGAACAAGTGGTATTAGCCCCTGCATGAATAACTGTGTAATCCCCTGCGGTTCCACTTTGCTCTAAGGCTGTTGGAGGAGTTCTCATTGAAACTGGAAAACTAAGCATTAACGGGGCAACAGTTGTGCTGTCACAATAACCAACGTTGAAGTTGTCTCCTACGGCTCCTGCTTTAATTCGATAGTAATACCGCTGGCACAAATTCAACTCCGTACCATACGGCCTGTAGTCAAAGCTGGTTGCTGTGCTGCCTTTTTCTAGTTGAAACCCTGTAATGTCATAGAAATCATTTGCTCCAGCGGTGCCGGTGGTTGCTGCTTCAAAAAATGCGGAAAGCTCTTGCACGTTTGATGCAACAGAAAAGGTTCTACTAAAAAACTGCCAAGAAGTAGTAAGTGTTACGCCGCTTGACTGCTGTACTAACCCTGTCCACCCATTAATTAATGCAGTAAGTCCTTGATCGGCAACTGTACCGGTACGCAAAAACAAAGTTAATGAACTGCTTGTTGGTGAATAATTTGAACCCGCCCTTGCCCAAAACGAGATTGTTACCGACTGCCCCTGCAAATCCTGCAAGTTGTTTGATTCAACAATCTGCCCCATATACACACCGTTTGTTCCAGTATTTCCAGCAGTGCGTTGGCAACGGATAGCAAAAGGAAAACCAGCCAGACCTGTGGAGCTAATTTGAGAATACGTAGCGGCAGTGCTTGCCCCACTAAACCCCCACATACGGTCTACCGAATACCCCTGAGTATTGTTTGTAGAAAGCGTTGTGTTGCGCTGGAAGATGTTCATCCCGCCATTTATCAGGCGGTTCTTGAAGCCGTAATACTGGGCATTGCTATCAAGCAGACCGGGGGAGACTTGTGTCAATGGCATTATGCTGCTCCTTTTAACAAGGCTACTTCTGCTTTAGTTGCGTCAAGTTCTGCTTTGAGTTCCTGAATTGCTTTAAACGCAACAGCTACTAATGAACCATAGTCAACTCCGTAAGAAGTTTCTTCTGAGCCTAGCACAACTTCAGGTATAACTTCTTTTAATTCTTGAGCAACAAATCCAATAAACTCTCCATCAACATCAGTACGGTTATAACTATGCGGTTGTGTTTCTAAAACAGTTTGTAAGCCGTATTTAATGTCTGTAACATTTGTTTTTTGTCTGCCATCAGATGCATTTGTCCAAGCGCCAGCCGCACTTAAAGAAGGTGTATTTGTTCCGTTTGGAAAATACAAAACAGCATCAGCAGAATTATTGGCAAAAACCATTTGTCGCCATTTTGTTGTATCTTGGTTGTTTTCAACCTGAACACCACGACTGTTAAATCTACAAATAAATGTTGCATTTGGAGCCGTTGTAGTCCCCACCAGCAGATTACCGCTGGAGTCGATACGGGCGCGTTCGGTGTTGTTGGTGTTGAAAGCTAACGTATTGTCTGCTGGGTAGGTGATGCTATTACCAGCCACGGTAATAGTAAGTCCAGTACCGTAAACATTTCCTACTCTAGCGTTTCCAGCTACATCCAATTTAAAAGACGTCGAACTCGTACCAATGCCAAGGTTCCCGCTGCTGTCAAACCGAGCAACCTCTGTACCGCCCTCTGAGAAAGCAATCGTGTCAGCAGCAGGGGAGAAAATACCTGTATTCGTATCGCCAAGGAAGGTTAGCGACGGGTTAGCCGCAGACCCTAATGCAAGTTCTAATCTACTACCCGGAATAGGTGTGCCAATCTGTACTGGCAGTCCAAGATACAAGACCGAGATGTTGTTCGTACCCGTAGGTGGAGCAGGTGAGAATGTGATCGTTGTGCCGATGACCGAGTACAGGTTAGGGTTCTGTACTACACCGCTAATAGCAACAATGATCGAAGTCGTACTCGCTGGCGCATAGGTCAGCGTAAATGCCGTAGTCGTACCGTTACCACTAAACTGGTCAAACGGAAACGCTGCTGTGGTAGGTTCTGCTCCGATGTATGACACGATTAGTCCTTAACGGAAAAATGTTGCGGTAACTATTGAAGGATCTCTTGTCCCAGCAGCTCCAGATGGAGAGAACACTCCAAGTTGACAAGCCGATACCGTATAAGCTCCATATAACTCAACATACGGGTCTCCAGATGTATATATAGCTATTGCTGAAGTAGCATAATTCGCATCAGGCATCGAAGTCGCAAAGTTGACCGTATAGTTACCAACACCGCTATCAGTAATGCTTGACACGTTACCACTAGCACGAATAGCTACCGTACCCGTACCATTAAAGTTCACCCAAGCACGAGCAGAATAAGACGGCGCACTTCCAGATGCAGTAGACAATGCTGTAGCTGTAGGCGCATTTAACGCCGTATCCAGACTAGCCGTCTCAATGTAGCTAATAGGCATTTATACCCCCAGAGCCGCTTTAATCTCGTCCGGTGTCTCTGCTGCGTCAATACTGGTCTGCATAGCTGCGTACTTGTCACGGATAGCCTGACGAGCCGCTTCTGCACCTTCCATCTGCCCCGGTATCTGCTTGGCTATAGCCTCGTCATAAGGCTTGAATTCCTCAGTACGAGCAGCACGACGCATATCGTGACCAATGGCTTTAGCTTTGTTGATGTCGATTACGAGACCCATGACCACGCTCCACGGAAAGTTCTGTCTGAAGGAATATCTGCTACGTCTACGATCTCAAAGGGCTTACCCTCTGGTACGTCTTTAGCCGCGATTTCTTCAATGGTTAAGCCACACTCAGGGGCAGGAACGATAACAGCAACACCGCCGTCATCAGTAGGATAGATAATTCTCTGGTTCATAGTTAGTCCTTAACGGAAGATGGCTATTTGATTTATAGCGCTATCAATAGCAGCAAGTCCATAAGTAAGCGACACTATTCTTACTAAACTAGCTGTTCTCGCAGTCCCTTGGTTGTTACAAGTGATAAACCATTGTTGATTAAGACCTGAGCCTGTAGCTGGATCAGACATCCCAACAACAGAATAGTTCGCATCCGGCAGCGCGTTAGTGAAGTTGATCGTATAGTCACCCGTACCGTTATCCGTAATACTCGACACATTGCCACTAGCACGAATAGCGACTGTACCTGTGCCGTTAAAGTTGACCCATGCTCTGCAACCGTAGGCTGTGGCTACTGAGCCGTAACCGGAGTTGAATTGCAGCAATCCAGCCTCAGTCCAGCTAGGCGCACCAGTAGATAAGTCAGCAGGAATTACAGCACCAGCAGCAATCTTTGCCGTTGTAATCGCATTATCTTGAATCTTGTTCGTACTAACACTCAAATCACCTACACCAACACTCTGCAACGTCGTACTCAGATACCTAACGTAGACGTTATTCGTACCGCTAGACGGAGCAGGAGAGATCGTTAGCGTATTACCTGATACCGAGTAGTTCGGTGGGTACTGAACGACGTTATTAACGACTACCTGAATGTCATTGGTCGAGTTGACAAACCGTGACAGCGTAAAGTTAGTAGCCGAACCAGTACCATTGAACGAGTCTGTTCCTGCGATAAAGCTCTGTGTCGTAGGAGTAGAGCCTATGTAACTCATGTGATCTCCAGGAGCGAGCAGGCCACATCCGCAGAAGTCGCTGCGCTTGTTACGACCTTCAACACATCAGACGGCTCCAGCACCACTTTCTGTTCGCCGCCTACAATCACCAACGCGCCGCCGACAGGCACTACCCCCGACTTGATCAGGTAGTAATCCACCGCAGAGCGAGTGATATACGCGTCGGTTGTGATCGGTGAGGCCGACGTATTAGCTACCGATAGCCCGATCAGCGTGGTCTGCGTGGCTGATGGGCAGGTGTAGATCGTCGCTGCTGAAGTGCCTACGTTCTTGCTTGGGTATGACTTAAAAGTATTTGCCATGATCTCAGCCTAACGCAATCGCCATCGCGACCGCAGTGCCAGCAGGGTCTACCTGCAAATTCGTTTGTGCGCCAGCTATTGTAGTTGCGCCCGTACCGCCATTAGCAATCGGCAGCGTACCCGTCACTTGGGTACTTAAGCTCACCCCTGACAATGTGCCGCCCAAGGTAAGACTGCCGCTCGATGTCACCGTGCCGGTCAAGGTGATGCCGTTGACTGTGCCGGTGCCGCCCACGCTGGTCACTGTGCCAGTGTACTGGTCGTTCGACGTGACTGTAAAGTTCGGATAGGTACCTGAAATGCTGGTTGTACCAGCGCCCGTCAACGACACCGTCTGGTCTGGGGCGCTATTGGTAATCGTAAAGTTCGGGTAGGTACCAGACGTCGAGATACCGGTGCCGGCGGTCAATGATACGGTCTGATCCGGCGCTGTGTTCGTAATCGTAAAACTAGGGTATGTGCCAGACGTCGAAATGCCTGTCCCACCCGTCAACGACACCGTCTGATCTGGCGCTGCGTTTGTGATCGTAATCGACCCAGCGCCTTCTGTGATCGTGATGCCCGTGCCGTCAGTCAGATTGGCGTTCTTCCACACACCATCTACCGCGTCATAGATAAGCGTGTTGCCGGACGCCAAAGTGCCAAAACGCACGTTGCCGTCAGTTGCGCCGAGCGCTGATCCAAACGTCGGGCGTACAAACAACACACCATTACTGGTGCCCACATGCACAACCGCCGCAACTGTGGCAATGGCATTAGGTGTGTTCGGTTTGGTGGCGGTAAGCCCGCCCGCTACCGTCGGGTCGTAGTAAAGAATCTGGCCTTGCGTAAACGCAGAGGTATTTACTCCCTTAACTTCACCAAACTCGTAGACCGTTATCCAATCGTTGGTTATGCCGCTCTCGCCTGCAACACCAAGAAGGTAGTTCGACTGCTCAAACGTCAGCCCTGTTGCGGGTGCAGCAGTCAAACCACCGCTGGCTCCCAAAGTGCCTGTAAACATAAGCACCTGACCCTTGGTAGCCGCAGCAGTCAATCGCACTCGGTAGAACATTTCCTCGCCGACGTGCTGGATGACGCTGCCGTTCATCTGGAACGCCAACGTCTGGTACATGTCCTCGTCGTTGTAGTACAGCCTGCCGGTAGCGTCAGTGACCGTAGCCGTTGTATCAAACTGAATGAAGTCCGGTGACGAAATACCACCGGTGATCCCCGTCATCGAGGTGATGTTGTTGTTCACCCCTGCCGTTGCCCAGCTCTGATCAATCTTTTGCCAGACAGTACCGTTGAAGATGACCCAATCACCCGGCTGCCAGTCGGTAATACCATCAAGATTGGTCGTGCCGGCCACCGACACGATGTAGTAGTCACCTTTAGCGCCCACACTAGACGCCAAAGTGGGCGTGTTGGTCGACGCGTTCCACGTACCTTTGTAGGTGAGTGACGTTAGTAGCGCAATCTCGGCTTCAATAGCGTCGATCTGCGCCTGCAACGACACTAATGTGTCGATAACCGTCTGCGAGGTGCCACCACCGTTAGTGATGACCTTGATCCGTTCGGCTAGATCAGGTGCGACCACCTCACCGACGTTGATTTCGCGCCCGTTTGAGAGCGAAATGATGAGTGAGCCGTCAAAATCGATTTTAGCGTCGGTAACCGACACACCATCTTCACCGTCGACCCCATTAACGCCGTCTTTACCGGCTGGACCCATCGGTCCTGTGGCGCCGTCCCGGCCTGGGCGGCCATCTTTACCGTCTTTACCGTCACGTCCGTCGATACCATCGACACCGTCGCGTACCGAGTTGACCCGATCAGTGATTTTCTGACCCAGATCGTCGTATTTGGCACGAATGTCCGCCTCGATCTTCTTCAAAGCGTCCACTACCGCCCCGACGTTCTCGCTAACACGTCGTTTCTGGTTGCCTCTGGCCTCTTGCAAGGTAGAGCGAACCGACTCCAGAACAGCAGACTGCTGTTCCGGCGTCATGTTTTGCAGAATTAACTGTTTAGCGAGGCTTTCAACGTCCATTCGACAGCTCCTTGGTCAGCTCATCAAGGAAATCCTCTTCCATGCCGCTGATCTTGTTCTGCTTTTCCGCCATCTGAAGCTCAACAATCTTCGACTTGTTCTTGATGTCGGCTTCTTTCAGCATCAATTCAGCGATCTTGACCCGCTTGTCGAATTCTTTGGACGCCAGCTCATCATTGTTCGGCAAATTCTGCGTATTGGCCGCCATGATCTTCGCTTCCGTCTCGACGGGCTTCAACCGCGCCTCGATCAGCGTCTTCGTAGCCTCTGCACGGTTTTGCTCGGCCTGCGTCTGATTGACCGCGATCTGCGCCTGCGCCGCCTCCACCGCCAACTGCTGCTGCATCTGCGCCATTTGCTGCTGTTCTGGGTTCGGCTGCGCCATCTGTGTCAGCGACTCCATCAACTCCATGCGGTTAGACAGCGAGCTGTTGGCAACGATCCCCTTCAGGATCAACGGCAACACTGGCGTGTCTGGGCCCAAGGTCTGCAACAGCGCAATGAACTGCGCCTGCTCGTACTCACGTGCAATGATGCCCAGTGTCGCAGTCGGAATAAAGTTCATATCCACCGACGGATACCGCTCGGGGTCGAACTGCATGTACCTAAACGCCGACTTCTTGATGAACGGCATCAAGAAGTCTTCTTGGAAGTTCACCAGCGTGCGCTTGTACTTCTTGATGATCGAGGCAACCGCCATCGACATGCCGGCGTTGCCACCGTCACGCGAGACTTGACTGACCATCCCTTGACTATCGAGCGTGCCCGTTGCCTGCAACAGCATCGTCTCAAACCGCTGCGCGGTGGCCAAGTTGTCGTTCGACGTCTGACCAAACTTGAACGGGAACAGAATCTCGTTCGGGTTGCCGTTCGTCAGGATCGCCTTGCCCGGACGCACTTCAAACTTCGCCCCGCGCGGCAGACGCGTCGCATCCATCGCCATCATCGGCGCCGATGTCAGCGCTAATCCATCCAGATGCGAGCGCACTTCTGCGTCAATCGCCTTCTGCATGTTGTACGCCTTCTCAACCGTCCCCCGCCCTAGCAGACGATTCGGCACCGTGTCGTCCTGGTACGACAGCACCGGGCGATCCTTCATCATGTACGGATTCTCTTCGGCCTTCAAGAGCATCCCGTCGTTGGCAATCACAACGATCGCTTCGACCATGTCGCTGTAGTCCTCGGCCGCTGAATCCTCCGGGAACAGATCGACCATCTCCTCGTCGCTTTCGTTCAACTTGGCGATGTACTCTTTAGGCACCAGACCGTAGTAGGTCAGAAGCTTGACCTTCTCATCCTCATACTGGCTGACCTCTTGCGTGGGCTCGAGATCAGTATCTTCATACGTCGGGGTGATGTTGACTTTGCGATAGATGCCGCGCTCGATGTTGCGCACCACCTTGTGGATCGATACGTACTTCTCAATCGCCACACCCATGCAGTCGTCGACCGACGTGCCGTTCGGATCAAATAAGAAGTTCTTAGGGTTTACCGGCACTAACTTCACCGACACCCGCGGCTTCTCAATCACACCAATCGCCGCCTGCCCCACCTGCCCCGGAATCGGTTGCGTAGCCGGCATGTATTCCTTCTCCATGCTGACGACGATCTCACCAATACCGGTGCCATAGATTTCGGCTAACAACTCGATGTGATCGATAGATTTTCTGATCTTGTCCTTCTTGAAGTCTTCCATCAACTGGCGCTTTAGCACCTCCACGTCTAGCGGATTGCCGTCGATGTCCTTCAAGTCGTCTTCGATGTCGAAGTACTCGCCCGAGCCAAAAATCGCCTCCATGATCTCGGCGTGGCGCGTCTCCACCGCCTGCTGCGTCATCGGCGTGACTAGGCGGGAGCGTTCAGAATCGCGGGTCTTGTCTTCGACTGCCCATTCGCCACGGAAGATACGTTCGTATTCTTCCCAGCTCGGCAGGAAATTGACATCTCGGTAGGTACGCCACCGATCACAATGATCAGTCACGAAAGAAACTAACTCTTTATCGGCCTCGTCTGGCTGATCAAAGTCGTTTTGGTCCATCTCACACTCCAGCGATCACGTCGATTGGTTCCCAATCATCATCCGCGTCGTCCGCAAAGTAAGAGGTTACGGCCAACTGGTCTATGTAGGACAATGCATCGGGCAGGTCATCATGCACGCCCTGCGCAGGAAACAACAGCAGTTGGTCGAGGAATGTTTCCCAATCGCCGTCTTCGTTTAGCACGATGCGTCCATGCTCGAAGCGACCTTGGAGTCCCCAGATTATCCGGTCGGCCTTTTTTCGGTTGCCGTGCGTCAGGTCAACTATGTGCGAATATACATTATTCTTACGCATTAAGTCACTCAAATACGGCAAAACCGCGTTCTTTAGCGCCCCCCGCTCGATCCCCACCGACATCGGCCGGTAGTCGCGCATGGCCATTAGAATCTTCGCCGCCGTCTCCCGGATGTCCCACCGCCCGTGCCAGATGTCCTTCACCCACCACGTGCCGTCCTCGGTCACCTTCACAATCGCAATCGCCGACTCGTCCAGCCGCTTCTTAGAATTCGCCGCCTGCTTGGCCACCTCTTCAAACCCCGCCAGATCAACCGCCACGTAGTAACTGCCGTACTGCGGCTCGTCGCTGTACTTGATCCAGTCTTCCTTGAACACGTCCGACCCGGCGTTGTCAAAGCTCGCCATGTATTCTTGCTTAAATGCAAACGTCGACAAAGTCTTCTTTGCTGACTCGATTTCAGTCGGGTCAATCAGCGGGTTGTCCTTGGTGGTGAAGTGCCAGCTTTTCCAGTCGTCATCGTCTTGCGTCTGCCCCAACTTGTACAAGTCATGAAACCAGTTCCGCCCCTTGGGCGTGCCGATGAACAACCCCCGCCCCTTCTTGTCCGACAAGGACGCCCGAATGACCTGCTCCCACGCCTCGGGCTTAATGTCGGCCACCTCGTCCAGCACGGCGTAGGTCAAACTCACCCCCCGCAGCGTGTCCGGCCGATCGGCGCCCCTGACATAGATCGTCGCCCCGTTGATTAGCGTGATGTCCTGGTTGTTGATGTGACTGCCGGCGATCACGTCCCGTCCCAGGTCCAGCAACACGTTCCAGATAATCTGCCGCGCCTGCCCGTTAGTGGGCGCCACATACAGCACGGCTGACCCCGGTGGGCAACGCAGCCCCTCAATCAACAAGGTGGTTGCCGCCAGTCGGGATTTTCCACACCGGCGCCCGGCCGCCACCACTTTAAAGCGCGTCGGGTCGGAGAAGACCGTCTGCTGCCACGGGAGGAGCTGAAAGTTAAGGTCAGCCATCAGTCCGGTGCCCCGAACGGGTCTTTGTACATGAACGCCGGCTCGAGCGGAGACGGCTGCATTTGGTAAGCGCGGGCTTTTGCAAAGGTGTCTAACCCTAACTCGTCAGGGTCTACATTGTATTGGCGCATAAAAAACTCTTTCCACGCGGTGGGGTGGGTAGGATTTTTTAGCATCCGTCCTTCTGGTGTGGCGGAGGGCCAGTGCGGGCGATTGTCGTAAGGGCTGATAACTTCGGTGACGCCCGACTTCCAAGCGCCGCGATAGTCGTAGTCTGCATTGTCAAGCATAAGCTGCAAAGCCTTACTATTGCTCAACTTTTCGACCGGCACTCCGGCGTCTTGCGCCAAGTATGGCTTAACAGACGAAAACAATTGAGTCCCTTGCAGCCACTTTTGAAACTGCTTCTCTTCTTTGTCCGAGAGTTGCGTTGGTTTCCAAGGCATGGCACTAAATTTTTCGTACTGAGCTATCCAATTATCCATTGATGTCTCCTTGGGGCTGGAGCGTCTCCATCTCGAGCGTCAGCGGCTCGGATGCGCTGGGCGCGCCGATCTGAAGTGGCGTGCCGTCCATGCCGGTAATGTTGATGGTGACTGCGCTGCGCTGGCCGTTGGTCTTCTCGAACATACTGACCGGCAGCGTGCGGTCGACGCACATCTTTAGCGCCGCCATCTGGCCTGGGTGGCCGTCCTCTAACGCAATGTCGATGATCTTTTGGACTACCGCCTTGCCGCGCCCCTCGATCATCA